TATTTAAACGAACAGTAATGGACTTATATCAACAATACATTCACAAGTCACGCTACGCTCGTTACCTACCAGAGGAGCAGCGACGGGAGACTTGGGAAGAAACAATAGATCGCTATTTAAACTTTTGGATTGAGAAGGGTAAGATCAGTCTTGAAGAAGCTAACGGAATGTTCTCAGATATTCATGACTTGAATGTTATGCCGAGCATGAGGGCTTTGATGACAGCAGGAGATGCCCTTGACCGTGATAATGTTGCAGGGTTTAACTGCAGCTATATGCCCATTGATCACCCAAAAGCGTTTGACGAGATGATGTACGTCTTAATGTGTGGTACTGGAGTAGGCTTTAGTGTGGAGCGCCAGTACGTAACAAAATTACCAGAAGTAGCAGAGGAATTTCATGAAACCGATACCGTTATACACGTCGCCGACAGTAAAATTGGATGGGCTAAAGCTTACAGGGAACTTGTTAGCTTGCTCTATTCAGGTCAACTTCCAAAATGGGACGTGTCTGGAGTACGATCTGCAGGGGCAGCCCTTAAAACCTTTGGAGGTAGAGCGTCTGGTCCAGAGCCTCTTGTCGATTTGTTCAACTTCACAGTCAGCGTCTTTCGGGAGGCTGCTGGACGTAAACTTAGTTCCATCGAATGTCATGATCTCTGCTGTAAGATTGCACAGATCGTCGTCGTCGGCGGTGTACGCAGGTCCGCTCTCATCAGTTTATCTAACCTCACTGACGATAGACTCCGACGATGCAAGTCAGGCCAGTGGTGGCAAGATAATCCCCAACGGGGACTAGCAAACAACAGCGCATGTTATACAGAGAAGCCAGACTTTGAGGCATTTTTAAATGAGTGGAAAAGTTTATACGAGTCCCGATCAGGAGAGCGAGGTATGTTCTCTAGAGTCGCAAGTCAAAAACAAGCTGCAAAGAACGAGCGACGAGATGCTACCTATGATTTTGGAACTAATCCATGTAGCGAGATCATCCTACGGCCTTACCAATTCTGCAATCTATCGGAAGTTGTTGTCAGGTCAACCGATACGTTGTCAGACCTTAAACGAAAAGTACGTGTTGCGACTATCCTTGGAACTTTACAGGCTACCCTCACAAACTTTAGATACTTAAGGAAGGTGTGGCAAAACAATACAGAAGAAGAAGCTTTGCTAGGCGTTAGCTTAACGGGCATTATGGACCATCTGACACTATCAGGAAGGAGAGATAAAGGTGTTCTCAAAACTTGGCTCACTGAACTTAAAGAGGAAGCGGTTAAAACTAATGCAGAATGGGCTGCTAAGCTTGGTATTAATGTTAGCACTGCCATTACTGCTGTTAAACCTTCCGGTACTGTTAGTCAGTTGGTTGATTCTGCTTCTGGTATCCACCCTAGATACTCAGATCAGTACATTAGACGAGTTAGAGCGGATGCAAGAGACCCCCTCTGTCAAGTCCTCGAAGCGTCTGGAATCCCCGTAGAGGACGATGTAATGTCGCCCACTACCAAGGTATTCTCCTTCCCCATTAAGTCTCCTGACGGGGCTGTAGTGGCCTCTGAGATGGGTGCTATGGAGCAGTTAGAACTATGGGAGATCTATCAGGACTACTGGTGCGAACATAAGCCCTCAATGACGTGTTATTATCGTGACGATGAGTTCCTTGAGGTGGGGCAGTGGTTGTACAACAAGTTCGACAAGATCAGCGGTGTGTCGTTCTTACCGTACTCAGAGCATACCTATCAACAAGCGCCTTATGAACCTATTAGTGAAGAAGAATATGCAGCAATGTCTAATGACTTCCCCACTGAAATGTCTTGGGATATCATTGAAGATAGTGATATGACAGAAGGGTCACAAACTTTAGCTTGCACAGGTAACAACTGCGAGATATAGTATGAGTGCTTGGCATGGCGGGAAGGGTTCGTCCCCCCGCTCAATAAACAAACAGAAGTTTGACGCTAACTGGGATAAAATTTTTAAGGATAAAAAAGATGTTGAATCCACAACAGATATTGAAAACAATGAAAAGCTATTACGAAGCAGACATAAAAAAACACGCAATGGCAGTTGAGGTTATTATTAGTAACCCGATGGCTTTCCACGATCATGACGCATTTTATGAAGCTATAGAGTCGCAGCTAAAGCTATTGATGGAGTCCAAAGACTATTTAGATGGGTTGGACATCGTTAGAATTGAGATGGAAACTCGTGATGTCTGAAGGTAATCTTATTGGCTTTAGAATTTTTTTCGATACTTCTGGAAACTTAATGACAGAATTTAATTGCGTTCCTACAAAAGAAGTTGCAAAGATTTTTAAAGAGCCTGAAGAACATAAAATAATTACTACCGTTCTTGAGCAGGCTCTAATAAATTTTGAAAATCTTCATGAAAAAATCGAAAAAGAACTTGATGCGTTAAACGCTAAGACTTTTTAGATCTGTAGCGTCGTGTCTTCTGGGCAACCTTCTTTGGCTGTTTGCTATGTTGTTTGCCCTTTTTTGTATCTTCGCGTTTCTTTTTAGTGGTGGCGGCGTACTCTTTAGCTGACAAAGCCTTGATAGCTTTTGCAGGTAAGTATCTCTCTCCAGTCTCACTGGACTTCTTGCCTGACTTAGTACGCCACTTCTGTTTTGTCCAAGCCTTAAGAGACTTCTGAGACTTCTTAAGAGCCATTACTTATATCCTCCGCCTGCAGCCTTATACTCTTTAGCAAGCATTTGAGCTTTTCGCGCAGACCACTGACCAGCTTTACCACCTTTTGAACCAGCCTTTATCTTGTTGAAGAGCCGCTTACGCATAGTAGGCTTGGTATAGTTACCTGCTTCATTTACTTTAGACTTTGTTTTCTTTTTAGCTGGCATGTTTATCCTCTAGTATTTTATGTATAATCTTTTTACTATTTTACTTGCAGTCTTAGTGAACAAGAAAGGGAAGATCGCATGCACCGCACATGCAATGCCTGCTAAAATCAACCACCCTGAAAACACAGTTGCTGTTTTAAAGTGTTCCCAATAAGACTCACCAACTGACTTAGGATGTTTAGTAAATAACTTCATTACCATTTGACCTTATCAGCCCAGTAGGCCGCTGACATCTTTCCTCTTTTAATGTTCTTAGCATGTCTTGCCTTAAACGACTTCCGCTTTGCTTTCATGCGCTCTGACTCGCCTGCTTTAGGCTTGCCTGCAGTTTTCGCGCCCTTCTGACCAAAGCGAATTGTTTTAACTTTATCTCCTTCTTTTGCCACCACGACATGTGATTTTGTTTTGTGATTGGGTGTGCGTTTCGGTTTGTTGTAGCCACTTACTCCTGCCCTTTCTAGCCTTGGATCTTTTTTCTTAGGCATGCTGCTCTCCAGTTCTTATCATTTCAGTAACCTCTTTTGCTCGATTGCCTACTTGTTTAGCCCATCGACTGTCTAAGAATTCATCGGCTGCTTCTTCGTAGTTGTGAATTGACATAGCTGCCAAAGCCTTCTTAAACTTTCTGAGACGTGTGAGGCCTAAGTTAAAACATAAATTTACCATTGCTTCGCGTCGAACTTGAGTAAGATCCTTGAACCATGTAAAGGCAGCATCAAGCTCTTCAATACAACGCTTAATATCATTCATCAAAAGGTAATCTACTTCATCATGAGTAAGCCCTAAGCCCATGCCTTCTTTTAAGCAACGACCTACGCCAATAGTTTCGTAGCCTAAGTGGTCTTTGTAGACAAAGTATTTAACGCCTTCATGACGCTTTAAAGTTTCTATGAGTCTTTTCATTATTAGTATCCTCGTCTTGCTTTGCTTTCTTGAGGCGTGTAGTACAAAACTTCTTTGTTATTAATCATCCTCATTATTTTTCTTTCAGCTTCTTCACGAGAACTAGCGTCAAGATTAAATCCTTTGTTATTGTTTTCGATGTCCATTGGACCACCTTTAAAATCAAACTCAACAAACTCTCTTGCGTTAATAGCAAACTGAGAAGCTTTAGGATAGTTAGACTTTTTAGCTAACCAGCCTAACGCTAAGTGTCTCGCAGCATCTCCTCGCCCATCAAGCTGTTCGGACTCTGGAAATTTTTTATCTAGGCTTTTAGCCCAATCAAGATCCTGCTTAGAAACTCCAAGGGCCTTTGTAACTTTGTCAACAATCCCACCCTCGTTAAACAGCATGCGCTTTTCGGGGTCTTCTTCATCTACGAAGGCTGACCCAGCTTGGATGTTGTAGGGCTGGCCTGTCATCTTGTCAATGCGCTCGTCAGGCTCTATAGGCGCATTAGGTACTATGACTTCTCCACCTTTTGCAAATTGTGGACGACCCTCTTCAAAAGCTGCCTCAAGCTCTTCAGGCTTAAGAGGCATAAGAGGCGTGTGTTGCATTCTAATTTGTGCTTTAACTAATTCGTTTTGATATTCAGAAAATGGAAGATCATCAAAAATAAGTTTTTCAAAATCCGTCATAAGCTTATTTGCTGTTAAAGGATCTTCTTCTTTAAAAAGTCCTTGCGCAATATAGTCAGCTTCAACGCTTCCTACGCCGTTTTCTTTCATAATATAAAGCGCACGATCAGTGCCTAGCAAAGTTTCAGCAGCTAAAAAATCTTCGTATAAATCTTGTTGAACATCATGCAAAGATTTT